TTCGCGCTCAAGGGTTTCCAACACCCCCTCAAGCCTGCGCCCGTGGTCGGCATCAAGCCGTTCAATCAGCCGCTCGTGGGCGCGTTGCAGGCGGCGCAACTCTGCGGCACTAGGCAACCGGCAACTCCGTGGTGAACTGGCCGACGATGCGTTGCTGTGCTATCTCATCGTAAGCCTGCGGCAGTTCATCATCATCCACCACCAGGGCGGCGATCTGACGATCTATCGCTCGTTGGAACGTGCCGCTTTGCAGTCCGCTTGCCCTTGCCATCTGCAAGAACTCAAGGTCGGATTGATAATCGCGCAGGTCAAACGAATCGGCGTAATCAATAACCCCATCCCACTCCCTGCCCTGCCACGCACACCATAGCGTCCACAGTTGCTCCTCAGCCAGTTCCAATAGATCGGCCTTCTCGCTTAGTTTGCTGTTCAACATCTGAAACTCGGTTTGCAAGGCGATGCCGCTCTTGGCCTGCTTCTCCGTTGCCCTCACCGCACCCAGGTGCGTCACCCGATCTACTGCTTTGATCTTGTCCTCGATGCTTGCGCGGATGCCGTCGAGGTTGCTGCTGTTCGGCTGCAACAGGAACGGGGTCAGGCCGGGGTCTAGATCATCAGGCATCTGGATAACACTGCCTGCGCCTGCGCTTGCTTCCGTGCCGTCGGTCTTGGCAAGCGAGGGGTGGTTGGCTATGCGGATCAGTTGCTCGATCTCTGACAACTCATTGTAGATCGCACGCTGGATGTCAGACACATCGCCAACATCAGATACCCCAACGCCACGGATAGACGAGCGTTGTGCATACACGCACACGGCAGGGATCGCCCCGAGCGGGTTATCCATACGCTCAACCAGCAGCGGGTCTTTCTCGCTTTCGGCTTCCCACAACTCAATCGTGTCCGGTGTCCAGACCCGGAACCGTCGCTTGTCACCCATCTCGCGCACCTTGAGGTAGCCCAAGCGGTACGCACCGGACGGCACACGCTCATAACGCCAATCAAAGACGTTCTCGGGTGTGATGAGCGTCAGATAGGGCCGGATGTCTGCGGCCAGTTCCTCTGCCCTGGTAGTGGTTTCGATGCTCGGCTTGTCGAGCAACAACCAGCAGTGACCATAAACCGATGACCAGATAGTTGCCTCGCGCATGACCGCGTTGAACGATCTGCCATCGTGGTCGGCATCATTCAAGAACGGTTCCAACGCCGGGTCGTTTTTGATCCCACCAAACTCGCGGGTCGGGCGATCCCGCCAGATGAATGACGAGTAGATGTGAACCACGTTCTTGCACTGATTATCCAGTGGGGTCTGGTTCAGTCGCTCCTTGAAGTCCTGTTCGCTTTCCAATTTGTACTTGGTCAAGTATTGACCGTTCCGCCAATCATCGCCGCCCAGGTAGGAACGCAGAAGAAACTCCCATCGAGTTGCGTATGCGTCATATGTAGCACCGGTTTTCGTTACATGCTCGTTCGTCATTAACTCCACCGTTGGGGTTGTCGTGGTTCAATGTGTCTACGCAGCGGCAACTCGCCCATGACGAGGTAGCCCAGCGCGTCCGTGATGTGGTCAAGCCCGCTGGACTTGTCCGGTTGGTTGTTCACAAAAGTCAGCCCATCGAGGGCGCGGATCAGCCGCTTGCAGCGCGGGTCGATGAAAAGCCTGCGCCTGCCGTCTGCTGTCTTGAGCGCAGCCTGCACCGTGTTGATGCGGTCAACCACCGGGGCAGCGTGCCGTGGTGCGCGTACATCGAACCCGGCGTTCGCCAGGATCGCAAAGTCGGTGCGCCCAACAGGTGCGCTGGTCTTGCGTGCGCGGCCTGATGGGTCGGGATAGACCACCACGCTGCGGCTCTTAAACCGACGCTTCAGTTCGCCCGCCATCAGTTCAGTGTTGCTGTCGCCCAATTCGATCTCGTCAAGGATGTGCAACTGGTCTGCTGCCTTGACCGCAATGACAGCAGTCATCGGGTCTACGTTGAAGTCCATACCCACAACCAGCGAGCCGCCGCTATCAGCCAACGCTTGCACGTTCTCGTCGCGGTCGAAGTTGCTGTACACCCGTCCGGCCATCGCTTCAAATGTAGCCATGAACTCCTGGCGGAACTCACGCTCGCCCATGTCGCGCTTGGCCGCCGCTATCTCGTCGCTCGTAACCCGCGCTCCGTCCGCTGTCGTGAACTGCCACGCGCCCCACTCGGGGGTATCCTGGGCGTAGCGGTAAAGGTCGTGGAAGTGGTTGTACCCACGCGGTGTACCAATCCAGAGTGCGCGACCTTGCTTGTCGGCAAGCATTGGGCGTAGGACTTCAAACCACGCGTCTGCGTGCATATCGGCGAACTCATCCATCACCAGAAAGTCCAACCCAACACCACGCAGAGCATCGTAATTGTCAGCACCCCTAAGTGCTGCGGTGGTTCCATTGTGCAACTCCACGCTCAAGTCCGTTTCGTTCGTCGCGGCAATCTGTGACGGCGGCATCATTTGTTTAAGGCTTTTCCAGGCGATCTGCTTGGCCTGCCGGTAAGTCGGCGCAACGTACCAATTGATTGAGTTCGGCTTTGATATCGAGGCATGAAGCAGTTCAGTGAGTGCGAGGTAGGTCTTGCCGAACCTCCTCCCCGCTACTAGCACCCGAAACCTCTGCTTGCTTTCGAATACCCTCGTCTGCGCTCTCGTCAGTTCGATCCGTGACAATGACTAATGGCTCCAGTTGTTGTTGCTCGATGTGTCTCTTATCGCTCTGACCGAGATATTGTTTGCCTAACCATATCTGCATGGTCACGTTTCCCCCCTTTGCGCTTTGCCACTGCAAGTGCCGCAGCGATGCCTTGCCGACTTCTTTCCCTTCGCTTACCGCTTCCGCAATGGCCGGGGTGCGTTTCTTGTGCCGCTTCCAGGTGGCGTAGTTGATGCCCAGCACAGCGGCTATCTCAGGCTCGGAACAGCGGCGTGCCGACAGTTCTTTCACCTGCCTCAAGTTGATTACCTTTTCGGATTCCTCCTCGATGACATCTATTCGCGGTCTGCCGACCTTCTTTTTGGGTTCATTCATGGCGCAATATTGGAGCGTGCGGGTTGGTGCCGCGCCACCGCTGTGCCGAGGGTATCGGCCATCGCCTGCTTCGCACGCATACGTCTGCCGCGGTACATTGCCGCGCCAGTTTCAGCAATTTTTTCAAAGGGGATCACCGGAACGGCTAACCTATCTTTAGCGTCCGGTATTAAAAAATACACATACCTCAATTGATAACCCTCCAACGGTTTCCATTTCCTAAACGCTTCGCTAATTTTTAGGTGATGCGCTTGTATTATGTGCACCTGTTCCCCGGTTTCTGGGTTTACGCGCAACGCGTCATTTACTCTTATATCGGTAAGCAAAAACCCGCTCGCCCGGTAAATAGTTCCATCGCCGCATTGCGTGCCGTCCGCAAAACTAACTACCCATTCAATATGTGGGTAAGACTTCCGCAACATACGCATAGCGACGCCAATAGCGCGGCTTTCGCTGTTACGCGGTAGCGCGTCGGTGAACACCATGCGATTAAGTTCTATGAAACCGTTCCACGTTGTGCCGTCAACAATTTTCATAGTGCCTTTTTTATTGATGCCTGGGCCAAACTGCATAACGCCCTCTAAACGCCCATCCCAAAAAACGCCCAAATGCAATTGACTGTTTAGAGCCACCTTGCCGCTGTAGTGATGCAAGCGCACAAAACTGTTGGCGTCAGATGCGTTTATTGGCGCAACGCGCATATCTTTTGCTGACGCCATTACACTGCCGCGCCTAAAAATGCCGATGCTATGTGCGCTATAGCGTTGCCGTTGCTGTTTTCGTTGCCGGTATCGACAAACGGCCCCATTTTTTTGGCTTCTGCCAACGCCTCTTTGACGGTTTCCGCTTGGTCATCGTGCAAAGTAAAAGTTATTTGTTGCAGGCAACCCTTATCGCCATCAGCCAACATTGGCATACTTTCCAACTCGTCAACTTTGCCCATCAATGCCGACAACTCGGTGTTATCAAACCCAGTGAGGTCTAGCTCGAAGCCAAGATCGTCCAACTCGCGTATCTCCAACCCTAGCAGATCAATATCCCAATCCGCATCCTCTGCAATGCGGTTATCAGCCAAGCGGTACGCTTTGGCCTGGGCATCAGTAAGATCGGCAACGTGTACCGGCACTTTGTCCATGCCTAACTTCTGCGCGGCCAATAGCCTGGTATGCCCTGCAATAATCACGTTCTCTTTGTCCACGACAATGGGTTGTCGCCAGCCAAACTCCTTGATGCTTGCGGCGACCTTATCCACTGCCGCACTGTTCTTGCGTGGGTTGCGTGCATAGGGGATCACGCTATCTGCGGAAATAACTTTGGTCTGCACTAAACCAACAAATCAATCACCTTCTTCGGCGGCTCTAGTTTGTCTCCGGTGTCGGTGTAATCGCGGAACACCTTACACTCATGCGTACACTTGCTCGCCCAAAAGCAGGTGTCGCATGGTGGGTCCTCCACCTCAAGGACGGCATAGCCATCGTGCCTATCTATCTCGCCGCACCTCGACAGCAGAGATGGTATCGCCCCCAGGCAGAACATAGATCAAGACTCTATTTTCCCGAATCGGTGTCGGCAGACGGGACAACCGACTATATGAACGTGGAACAGACACATACACTGGCAGACTGATGCCGCGCCAAGAGATGTGTGAAATTAAACCTTCCGAAGTTAAAGTGCCGCCTTTATTGCCCGACTTTTTCGCCTGTACGCGCCGCAAGACAGTCATTACAGATTTCCATTTCCCGCTTTCTTTTGCGCCGGAAATGACACGGTTGTAAAGCCTTCCGGCAGGCTTTGCACACCTTGCTGCCGACCTGCCACCAATGCTGCATCGCTGATTTCCTCGCGCACCATGCTGACCCAATCCATCAAGTCCATCTCAAGTTGAAAGTGCAAAGGCAAACCAACGGAACAGGCGCAGCACCGCGCACGCCAGGGCTTCCGATCCAGCCGGAACAGGAGTACCGGCTTTTCGCCTGTACGCGCCGCCTGCTCCGCGGCTTGCAACCACCAATTATGCAGCCACTTCTTTGCCCGCTTGACCTCGATGGCCCAGCCCGGTACGCCTATAATATCTACCCCACCTTGCGCCGCCTGCTGTTGCCAGTTGCGGCAAACCTCAATACCCAACTCGTCTCGCAAGATGCGAGACACCTCTTGTTCTCCGGCGCGGCCTTTAGTGCGCGAGTTGGTCAAACTCGATCCCGAGCCAGTGAATCACTGCATCTTGCACATCAGGTTCGCCAACAAAGGAAAGAATTAAAACCCCAACAATAATCCAAAACCCCGACCAGCCCATTAGGACGAGTTGTCAGAGTTGTCAGAATGGTTACTGTTGTCGCTATTGTCGCTTTCGTCGTGT